GCTGTTCAGAAGAGGAGCGCAGTATTGATTTTCTTATCCAAAGAAGCATACCATGTATGCTTTCCTTAGCAAGAGGGGCAGTGTAAACATTTCCGCGTGGACGAAATTTGCGACAAAGAAATTCTAAATCCTCAAAATCAAGGAATTCAGATTCAATCTTATCTTTAGAGGGAGTGGTATAAGTCATACCAAGTACCTCCCAAACAAATTCAGCGAACGTTTTCATATTAATGAACTCTGCGAGCTCATCACACACTGACCAAAGATTATCATCGCCATAAACGGCGAGTATCAAATCCTCAAGGCGAGAACGCTCTCCAAATCCGTTCGTTGTACAAACGTACCAATGGAAAGCATTGAAAGAAAAAACATTTACAAACGAGTTTAAAAAACCCGTTAATAATCCTCCTGAACTATTCATCCAGTCGGACCAGTAACATTCCCCATTAATAACAAATATGGGTGCAATGCTACTCATGCAAATATTATAAAGCATCCAATTAAACAAATTGTCGCCTGAGTTTATATACCACTTCACTGCGAGGTAAAGTGCATAACCAAACTTGCCAACGATTCCTGAATCAAATCCAGAATAATCGCCACCAGCTCGGTTTTTATGTCGAAGAATTTTCTCCGCTAAGATCCACCATTCAGGCCCGTGTGGGTTAATACCAATAAAAACATCAGTGTCAAGGTGGTTTTCTTTCATGTAAGAAATAACATCACCCATTACCATTAATGTAACGAGGAGATGGGCGAGACTGCCCACACAAAAGATTCTTGTCTTTCCAAGAAATACGCGATCAAGATCGCGAGTTTCATCTTTAAGACAGGCTGAAACTACGTTTTTTAATTCGTAGCCAGCTTTCATAGCAATAAAAAGTTCTTCAACTTTATTTCGGAGGATGGGATTTATCCACGCGGGTTCACTCTCAGTGGCTTTACGCCAGAGTTCATCGCGGGACTTGAAGCCTAAGACTTTAAAATCAAATCCCACCGAGGCTTGCATGTCAAGTTGTTGAATTGCTTCTTCAAGAGTTAACATACGAAATTTTCGTCTAGTACTCGGAAAAAATCCGGCGAATGCAATTTCTGGCTCATGTTCGGCCAGTTCTTGCATCCAGCGCGGAAATATCCGTCTAGGTGCAGCTGTCATCTTAACGAGACCCTGTTTGAGGGGCTCCCGAAGGACTGCTGTAGTAATACCAGTGATGTCGTCTACAACATCAACTGTCATCGGCTTTAACATAGCCGGAGCTACCGTGATAGGATAGAGTGGTTCTGTAGTCAAGTCGCCTTGAAAG